AACAACAAGGGCTCCATATTTTTTCCTGCGGAGAATAAGCACGATACACAGAATGAGAAGCCAGGTATAAAAACCAGGATCCGCAAGATATTTGATAAGCGTTGGACTGAGAAAGCTAAGCCTGTGGTAACAACAGTTGATTTATACATTGAGCGTGCTACTTACTACAACATTGTTCATGATATTAAGTCTTATATTGTGGAATTAGGGTGCCAGATGGGACTCATAGGAGTGTTCAACAAGAAAAAAACATAAAATTTTCAAAAGTCTAAGACTTTTTTAGTATTTCCATGTGCTATAATAGTAATGTAGATTTTTACAAAATCCTCTCTAAGTACCATACATTAATGCTGTGAAGGCCGTTTCCAATATGGAAGCGGCTTTTTACATGGCAGATTGAAAGGCGGTGAGCAAATGACTCTAGATGATGTATTAGCACAGATAAGCAATGATTATGATTATGCAGCTGAGCAGCTGGAACCTCTTAGACAGGGGCTTTTGTCTTTTGGAGACAATGCTGCTAGTGAGGCTCAGTCGTTTGCTGACTGGTATTCTGAATATGCTAAAGCCCAGGACAATAACAGATTACCTGATGTAGCTTCGGCCGCTTTAAGATTAGCCGGAGTAACACCTGCTTCTAAACTAGCTGTAAGTGCGCTGGAAGCCGCTAACAATGCTAGAGATATATACAATGCTTGGCAAGACTACCAGATGTATAGGAGTGGTTCGCCATGATTGATAAAGTGACAGGGCTTAGTGAGAAGCAAAAGGCGTTTTGCGATTACTATATAGCTAATGGTGGCAATGGAACGCAGGCGGCTAAGGACGCTGGCTACAAAGGGAAAAGTGATGGTACATATGCTGTAACAGCTAATGAGAACCTAAGAAAACCTAAGATAAAAGCGTATATCGCAGAACGCATGGCTGAAATTGAGTCTAATAGAATTGCTAGTGCTGAGGAATGTATGCAGATATTAACTTCGATAGCACGAGGAGAGGCTACTGACGTTGACTCTAAGGGTAATGTTATTCCTGTTCCCAGCGGTGCTAGAACTAAAGCGGCAGAGCTTATGCTTAGAGTTCATGGTAGTTTTAACGATAGGCTGTCAATTAAAAGTGAGGGCCCGATAGTACTGGCAGGTGATGACCTTGTCCCAGACTAAGATATATTTACCCGATGTAGTAGGTAAGGGGTACGGCGAGTTCTGGCGGTGCAAGAAGCGTTACAGAGTTGTCAAGGGCAGTCGAGCTAGCAAGAAATCTGCCACATGGTCGATTAATATTATAGTCAGGATGGTACAGTACCCGGAAGCTAATACATTAATTGTGCGCAAGACGTACAGTACTATGAAAGATTCGTGTTTCGCTCAGCTTAAATGGGCGATACATCGGTTAGGCTTAGAGGACTACTGGATAGAACGCCAATCTCCACTGGAGCTAGAGTACAAACCAACAGGACAAAAGATATTATTCAGAGGTCTTGATGACCCTTTGAAAATAACTTCCATAACGGTTAGTCATGGAGTGTTATGCTGGGGAGTGGTCGAAGAAGCGTTTGAGATTGACGAAGATGCTTTTAACAGGGTGGATGAGTCGTTACGAGGGCGATTGCCGGAAGGGTATTTCATTCAATGGACAATTGTATTTAATCCTTGGGATAGCGGAAGCTGGCTGAAGGCTAGGTTCTTTGATACGCCTAAAGATAATGTGTTTGCTATCACAACAAATTACACTTGTAACGAGTGGCTATCTGAGGCTGACAGAGAAATGTTTGAGGACATGAAGCGCACTGACCCTGAACGCTACAAGGTCGCTGGACTTGGCGAGTGGGGCATTGCGGCAGGTCAGTTCTTTAAGCAGTGGCGTTCAGATTTACATGTAGTTAATCCTTTCAAAATACCTGATGGTTGGGTGCGGTTTAGGTCAATGGACTGGGGCAGTGCTAGACCTTACGCTTGTCTTTGGTGGGCGGTAGACTATGACGGAAATATGTACTGTTACCGCGAGTTGTATGGTTGGGGTGGTAAACCTAATGTTGGTACAGGTGAGACAGCGAAGGAAGTCGGAAGGAAGATATGTAATGTGGAAGTCAAGAATGAACAAGTATCTTATGCCGTTCTGGATAGTGCTTGCTGGGCTAAGACAGGTGTCACTGGTCCTACTATCGCTGAGGAATTAAATATGGAACTCTACGAGCATGACTTGCAGACTTTCGGTCAGTGCTCAAAGGGCAGAGTTGAGGGTGCCAACGCTCTGAAACAGAGACTAATCGGTAATAAGACGAAAGATGGTTCATATAAACCTGCAATTTACTTTTTTGCTAATTGTATTCATAGCATAAGGACTTTGCCGCAGCTGGCACATGATAAATCTAATCCAGAGACTTATGATACCAGCGGTGAAGACCATTGCGTGGATGCAGTAGCCTATGCTTGCTTATCAAGACCTTGGACGCCTTCTAAGGCTCCTATTGATAAGCCTAGAGACAAATATAGTTTGCGTGATGATGATAGACCGTCAGCATGGATATATTAAGGTGGTGAAATGATGATTGATAACACTCCGGTGAATTTAGATCCTGGCGAAGCTGAGTTAGAACGGCAGTTAGAGCATAGGGGAGCAATAAGCCAGTTTAGACACTGGTTCCGAGAAGCTGTTGATTATGCTGAGAAATGGCAGGAAGAAGCTCAAGAAGATTATGACTTTGTTGCTGGCAAACAGTGGTCAGAGTCAGATAAAAAGGCTTTTGCAGAAATGGGGCGGCCTGCTATTACTATCAACCGCATTAAGCCACTTATCAACGTGCTTAGCGGCTATCAGAGGCTTAACAGGTATGACATTGAGTTTCTTCCTCGTACCTCTGATGATATGGATGTGTGTCAGGTACGTAAGGCTATGACAAAGTACGTCATGGATAGGTGCGATTATGATACGCAGGAGTCACTTGCGTTTTTGGATGCGGCGATAGCAGGCGTAGGGTGGTTCGAGGTTGGCTATAAGTCAGATGAAGAATTAGACGATGGAGAAGCGTTTGTACGCAGGGAAGACCCTTTTGGTATGTATGTTGACCCTGAGGCCCATAAACTGGATTACTCAGACGCAAAATATATTTGCAGAGCTAAATGGGTAGACAAAGATAGTTTAAAGGATGTATTCCCGGAACATGCCGAAGAAATCGAAGCGCAGTATCAAGTATATGATTCTGCAGAACACACAGAAGGCAGACGTAATGAGACCATGCTTTGGTATAAGCGTGACTTGGATAAAGTCAGATTGGTTGAGTGCTGGTACAAGACAAAGGAAAAGCAGACTCAGTATTATTTAACTGACGGGACAATGATTCCGCAGCAGGATATGAGTGTTGAGTATTTTCTTAGTGGCATGGTAGAAGGTCAAAAGACGGTATCTGTTACAAAAATCAAAGTATGCAGTTTCTTTGATGAGGTACTGCTGGAAAACATAGACTCACCATACGAGCATGGCGAGCTTCCTTTTGTACCTATTCTTTGCTATCACTACGGCGCAGGCGATTTACCAGCTGGCTTTGTAAGGGGCTTGAAAGACCCGCAAAGAGAAGTCAATAAGCGCAGAATACAGCTGTTGCATATCCTCAATACTACTGGCAACGGCGGCGGCTTCATAGAAGACGATGCCATGACTCCGAAGCAGAAGGAAGAATTTAAGAAACATGGCTCTATGCCGGGGCATTTTCAGGAAGTGAAGCCTATGACACTAGCGCAGGGGAAAATCCTCGAAAGGGCGATTGCTAATCCTCCAGCCGGTCTTATACAGGCTGAAAGTCAGGCTACAAGTGATTTGACTGCTATATCTGGCATCAATGAAGCTCTTATGGGTACTGATATAGCTTCCACAGCTTCAGGCCGTGCAATAGAGCTAAAGCAGAAGCAGGCTATCACGCACATAGCTCCGATGTTTGATAATCTCCGCAAGGCTAAAAAGCAGGTTGCGTTTCTCCTATGGGGCAAGCGTGGGCATAAAGGCGTTATTCCCCAGTACTACACAGAGGACAAGGTTTACCGCATTGAAGGTCCTAATGGCGTTGATTTTATGCGAGTGAACCAGCAGGTGCAGCAAGGTGTTGACCGACTGGGCAATGCTATTTATAGCACGATGAATGATTTATCTGCTGGTGAGTTTGATATTATCGTAGCTGATACAACAGCCTCCACTACTCAGAGGCAGGCGCAGTTGTGGTCTTTAGTTGAGAGTGTAAAGACACTTGGCATTCCGGGAGATTTGATTTTTGATATTATTCTTGATCTGTCAGACCTTCCAAATAAGGATGATATTAAACAACGCTTCCAGGAACGTCAGCAACAACAGGCACAAGCTGCACAACAACAGCAGCAGGCACAATTAGAACTGGAAAAACTGAAAATGCAGAACATGAATCAGAGTATTCAGTTCCGAGACGCTCCACTTCCTGTCCAGCTGGCTATGGCGGCTAAGCAAGGTCTTATTGACCCACAGATAGCTCAATATGCAGTTGACTTGATGGTGCAGCAGATGTTCCCGGCCTTAGCAGAACAGATGGCAGTACAGAAGCAACAGCAAGAACAAGCTATGGCGCAACAACAGCAGCAGGCACAATTACAGCAGTTAATGCAGGCACAGCAAGGACAAATGCCACCACCTCAGCAGGGAAATCCTCAGCAGGGGGGCGGCAGTGGTCTGACAGATGCCGCAGTTAAAAGTTTAATGGCCGGCAACGGCCCAGCATTATAAAGGAGGAAAATAAAATGAATTTTGGTGAAGCTTTAATAGGATTAAAGGCCGGCAAGGCTATGGCACGTAGAGGCTGGAATGGTAAAGGTATCTTTATTAAAGCTCAGTTCCCTGACGAGAACTCTAAGATGACAGCTCCATATATCTATATTGACAGCAGCGGTTTACAGACCAGCAACCCTGACGCACCAAAGAATTGTGTGCCATGGTTAGCGTCTCAGACTGATATGTTTGCTGAGGATTGGGAAGTTAAGGAAGAATATTGATATGGCTGCAAAGAAGACAGAAACAACTACGGGTACTAATACTGCAGATGATTTTAAGCAGAGTATAATTGATGTTGGCATTAAACTCTGTGATGAAATCAAAACAGGTACCGCTAAAAACAATGGCGATAATCTGAATGCTATCATCGGATTATACAATGCTATCAAGGCGTAATTGATTATGCTAGAGGGTGCGAAAGTGCCCTCTTTTAATATGCAGGGATAGCTCAGCAGCAAGAGCGATTAGAGTTACTATTCTGTCAGCAGGAATAGTAACGGCTGATAATAGGTCGTGGGTTCAACTCCCACTCCCTGCCTTATATTGTTCGTGCCGCCTACGATAAGGGCGTTTTTATTCGTCGCTGGACGTAAAACAGAAAGGAGCAGTTACAATGACAGTAGATGAGAATGAACCAATTGAAGCTGAAGCTGATGTTGAGGTTGATGTTGATAACAGTGAGCCTAACATTGACGATGTGCCTGCTGAGCTTCAGGGACTTTCCGAGAGTACTATCAAGGAAATTATGGCCGAAGCTGGTAATGATGATGAGGGCGAATCAGAAGAGCCTGAAAAGAATGATGAATACTCCACCGCTGAACCTGACAGCGATAACAAACAGAGTAAGGAGACGGAAGTTCTTGACAGGCCTAAGCAGAAAATCCCTTATGAACGCTTCAAAAACGAAATCGACAAGAACAAGGATTTGAAGGATGAGCTGGATAAGCTGAGAGCAGAATTTGAGCGGTATAAAGCTGGTACTGCTAACAACCCACCACAACAGCAGTCACCTCAGCAGAGTACTCAGCCACAGGAAATGCCGAAGCCGCCAGTACAGCCTCAGTTCAACAAAGAACAGATTGAAGCTATAAATACAGCTATTCAGCAGAGAGCTATGTCTATGAGCGGCCTTTCTGAGGAAGAAATCAACAGTATTGAATACATGGATGACGACGACGAGCGCAAAGTTCGCTGGAAGTTTGCTCAGAACATGGCCACTCAGGAAGTTCACAACTCTATCCAACAGGCACGGTATGAACAGGCAGAAAGGGCTAAGCAGATATTAGATTATCACGACAAAGTGACAGCCGGCTACAATAAGTTTGTTAAAGAACAGATGAATGAACCTGATTTTGAAAATATCAAGGCTCATGCTACTGGTGAATACTTCAACAACGCTTCGCCGGATATGCAGCCAATTATTGCTGACGCATATGCCCGCATTGAGCGAAACATGGCTTCACCGCAGGACATTGCAGTTGTACAACGCTTCTTTATTGATGCAAAAAATGATTATTTGAGTAAGGGTGGCAAGAAGAATACTAATGCCGCCAATCGCGTAAAACAGGCAACAGCACAGCCTAGAGCCGGGCAGGTTGAAGGAAGTGCAGCTTCTGCAGGTACTCCATCAGTAGCCGCACTTGAAAGAATGCTTAATGAAAAGCCGTGGGAAGATATTCCAGACGAATACAAGGCCATTCTCAAAGGCCTGTAAGCTCTAGATGTGCATCTTTCGAAAGGATGACATATAATGGCTAAAACTACAATTCCAGCGTCTTTAGTTAAGAAGGCGTGGGCTAAGGATACTTGGGCAGCAGGTATCCATAAATCTTATTTTGATAAGTTCACTGGTAATGGTACCGACAACATTATTCAGATTAAGGAGGAGCTCAAGAAGGAAAAAGGCGATACTATCAATATCCCCCTGTTAATGCCTCTGTCCGGTGCTGGTATTACTGGTGACAATCAGCTGGAGAACAATGAGGAAGCACTGATTTACCGCGACTTCAATGTTTCCATTGACCAGATTCGTAATGCAGTTCGTATTGCTGGTCGCTTCGAGGAGCAGAAGACTCAGCAGAATATGCGTAATGACGCAAAGGAAGCACTGTCTGACTGGCTGTCTAAGAAGATTGATACTATGTGCTTTGAAGCTTTGTCTACCAATCCTACTTCCGACCGCGTAGTTTATGCTAACACCAGTATTAGCAATCGTGATGGTCTTACTGGCTCTGATTCTTTCTCAGCTGACCTTATCGGTGTTGCTAAGCGTAAGGCGACCGAGAATGAGGACACTATGATTAAGCCAATGAAGATTAACGGCAGTGAGCACTATGTAATGATTGTTGACCAGTGGCAGGCACGTGACCTCATGAATGACTCCAAGTGGCTGGAGGCTCAGAAGCACGCTAATATCCGTGGCGAGTCCAACCCAATTTTTAGCGGCGCACTCGGTATGTATCAGGGTGTAGTTATTCATGAGAATAACCGTATTCTCCGTTCTGACAACGCTTCCGGTATTAAGGTCTCCAATGGTCTGTTCTTAGGCAAGCAGGCGGCAGTCATGGCTGTTGGCGGTGACCTTCGCTGGGACGAAGATACCTTTGATTATGGTAATCAGATAGGTTTTGCTATCGGCCGTATTTTTGGTATCACTAAGTCACAGTTTAAGTATGACGGTTTAAATCTCACTGACTTTGGCGTAATCAACGTCATTACTTCTTCCGTTAGCGACTGATTCGTAGGAGGCGAGGCTCATGCTACCTTTAGCGACAATAGCTAAAAGAATCCGGCGTGGCCTCCACGATACGGATTCAATAACTTATGATGATGAAGATATTATTGATGCAATTAACTGCGGTATGCGTTTTGTAAGGCGTACCATAGCAGATATACAGCCTGCTATGCTGGCGACTGAGCACAAAGGTGTTCTTTCGCCAGGGCAGTCATCAATAGTAATACCTTGCGGTATATCTAAGGTGTTGTCAATGACTCTCGGAAGCGAGATTAACAAAACTATTATCACATACCATAGTGATAAGATTTATCACAACTACAACAGGATATATCAAAATCGTAATCCGCTGTATTCAGAAACGGAGACTGTTTTTTACAAGGAACATCCTATTTATGAGTCTGAACAGGCGCATTCTGTATGGGATTCTTACAATGATGGCATACAAGAAGGCCCGCCAGAAGTGTTTTACCGTACTGGTATAGATACTATTAATCTTTACCCGATACCAGACCAGATCACTGCATATACAGTGGTCAGTATTGATGATTTGGATGAACTGACTCTAAAGGATAAATCACCGCTTCTAACTGAGTTTGATGATTTTCTTGTTGAGTATGCGGTTACCAGATTGTCTATTACTAACGAGTATGATGTAGCGCAGGAAAGTCAGGTGCTTGCTAACATTGTCAATCAGATTCAAAGGATGTTGGTTCCACCGCCCGATGCCATTGAAGTGTACGGCTATTGGGATAGTCCTGTTCGTTCAAGAGGTGGTTATAAATGAAAATCTTTACAAAACATCCTGCTACACAAGGTCAGATTGTAAGAAAAGATTTTTCAGGCGGTCTTAATACTGCTATTTCTGTTGATGGTATAGCAGAGAACCAGCTTTCCGAAGTAATGAACATGGAGATAGACCATAGCACAGGACAGCTCAAAACCGTAGGTGGAACAAAGGATATTTTGCATATTGGTACCGGAGACTTGTTTGCAGTAGTTGTTGATTCAATTAATAACAAAATGCTCATTGTCAAGGATAATAAGGAAGTATGTTTATCTACTTCTTTAGATAGGCCACTAGGGAAGCTCTCTGGACAGCTTTACCCTGTTTATACAGCATGGGAAGATGGTGTTCTGATAGCTTCCGGTGGCAAATTGCAATACTATAATGGCAAGACACTTAGCACTATTGATAGCCCAAAAGCTAACAGTGTATTCATACGCGCTGGCAGGGTTTTAATTACTGATGACACACAAATTAGATATAGTGGTATTGGCGATGAAACCAACTGGACGGATGATAGCGCAGATGCTTCTGCATCGAAGTTTATCGAGGCTGGATATAAAGATGGTGGCTCTTTCATAGGAATGGTGTCACTATCCAGTGATATATTACTAATTAAGGATAATAGGCGAGTTTATCGCTTGTCTGGTGAATATCCTGATTGGGTTATGCAGGAAGTGTCAAGACAAGTAGAGTGTAAAAATAGATTAGCATTTTGTGCTGTGGCAGATGGTGCATACGTATTAGGTTCTAATGAGTTCCAGGTTTTTCAAACTACCGACCAGTATGGTGATGTAAAGCCTAGCAATGTGGCTGCACTGGTGTCGAGGGAAATACAGAAACTGCCCGCTGACGTAAAAGTTAAATACATTCCTGCACTTAATCAGATATGGATAATCGGTAATGTTGGCTATGTACTGATTTTTGATAATGCTTCCAACGCTTGGTTTATAAGGCAGTTTAACAGTCATGTCATAGATGTATGGTCTGTTGGCGATACAACATATGTTGCTAAAAAAGACAGAGTATCTGTTATTGATGAAACTGTTTTTTATGATAACGGTCTTCCTCTTATGTGGAAATTCAAAGCGCAGAGGTTGATAAGTAACCATGAGTATTTACTGAAACGTACTCAGATAGCAATAGCAGCTAGGACTACTGATTTGTACAGTGGAAGCATAAATGTAGGAGCTGCAATAATCCCATTACCTCTCCCTGCTTACAGAATTAAGATTTGGCAAAATCGTTCCAGGATTTACAAAAATCGTTTAAAGATTATGGTATCCGCCAGAAACAAAGGGCACTATATGCAGGGGGATTTAGTTTACAATAACATCAATTATGTATACGGCAATACCGCAAAAATATTCAACACTCCTAACATTATAAAGGAGTCGCGTAATGTATTCCGCTCACGCTTTCTTGATATAGGGGGCAGCGGTTCTGGCGGTGGTTTCGTACTGAATAGTATAACAATGGACATAGCGGAGGTGTAACTTATGTCTGAATGGAAAGAATCGGCGCCTATTGATTACTCTCCCAACGGCGATGATATTGATACCTTTGCCCAAAAAACAAAGGGTGAGTTCTCAGCAATCTATGCTCTACTGAATTTGCTTCGTAGGGGCGGTGCAATGGCTGGTCTTAATGACGCTGATACTGAAGCATACTGCACACGTATAGATACTACCACAGGCGTTATTTATATGCGTGACAGTGAAAATAAAAATTGGATTGAGCTCGGCAAGGTAGACAATTACTTTGGTCTTACTCCTAATGATATTGGAGCCGTTAAGAACGGCGGCGGTACTGGTGCTGTTTATTTTGGTAATGATGCCAGAAGAAACAGTTCCTCAATAACTCCTGCCCCTAACGATATTTATATTGCTTCTGATGCTGCTAAAATGTACATCTACTACGGCGGAGCATGGCATATTCATTTGTCTAGGGATTTTAAAGATATGCTCAATGTAGAAGATTACGTTGTTACTAAAAGCGAAGTTGATTACAATGGACCAGATAAAGTGCTTAGGCTTGACCACGTAACTGGCAAAGCTAATGTTGATATTGCTGGCAGTCCCGATAAACTGCTAGGCAAGGATATTTATTGTACTAAATTACATCAAAACGATGTGCTAATGTATGATGAACTCAGTGACCAGTTTATTAATAAACCTAAAGATGAACTTCTAAAGGCAGATTTAACACATTTGGGTGAGCCGGAGAAGATTCCTGTTATAAATCCTGATGGCAAAATTACCGCTAATATCACTGGAAGTCCAGATAAGATTTTGGATATTCCAATTAAGGCTGCAATGGGAATCGCGGACGATCAAGTTCTTGCATACGATGCCTACATGAACGCTTTTATCCCAAAGGACAGGGATGACGAAGTTACCACAATTGGTGGCATTCCTACCGATATAAAGAATATTCAGAATGGCAATACTATCGCATATAATTCTGTCGATAACAAATGGGTTAATACTGACTTCGGTTCAGCTATAAGCCGTGTCGAATTTGATACTGACGGTGACCTTATGCCTTTAACAACCAAAGGCTTTGTTCCTAAGGTTGATGGCAATGGTAGTATCGGCAAAGCATCTAAGCATTGGGAGTCTGGATATATCAATGAAATGTACGTAGATAGCTTAAAGAAAAAGCGGTCTGACGGTACTTACAGTGAATTTGAAGTTTTTGATATGATTGGTGCAACAGCTAGCAATGATGGCGAAAAAGGTGTAGTTCCTATCCCCCATGCAGGCGACCAGGATAAATTCCTTCGTGGCGATGGTACGTGGAAGAAAGGCATTTGTGCAGTTATCAAGGTACAGACAATCCCAAATGCTGTAATTACCTGTACTGGTCCTGCTGGTACATTCTATGCTACTGCTGACACACTTACTGGCATAGCGGTATTTGATGAGGACATTGATAAGCTGGGTGATTATACTTTAACAGGTGAATTTAATGGCAGACAGAGCATGAACCAGCCTGTTGTCGAAGTTAAATCCGTTGCTTTTTACAATGCTACTGTATCTTTCTTTGAGGCTACGTTGACCGTCACTACCGAAGTTGGCTCCGAAGTTACGCTCACAGATGGTTCGGAGATAACAAGGAAAACCGCTGTAAATACTACGGTGGTATTCCCCATATACAATGTCGGCACCGCTGTTGTGGTGGCTAGCAAGAATGGTGTAAACAGTAATACACAGGGCGTAACTTTCTCTGCTAATGGTGAAAAGAAGACTACACAGCTTACTTTTATCAAGCTAACGGTCAAAGGTGTAGAGAATGAATCGGTAGTGATTAGCAAGGATTCTCACGTTTACACTAAGGTTTTAGGTTCTAATAAGCAGGAAGTGGTATATCTGCCTGAAGTAGGTATGTGGTCTGTTGTTGGCACTTACATAAAAAATGAGCAAAGTGTTACAAAAACTAAGGTCGCAAATATTACTGCTTATGGTGATTATTCTGTATCTGTATCTGGTGTGGTTTATGCTGTCTATGTGGACCAGAATGATATAGTAGAAAGTACTTGCGTACATCAGGTGCAGGGTTATGACAACTACGGCTTTAAACCGATTAAGATGAATTTTACATCTAACGTAGAAAACAACACCTTAGATTGGGGGAGTTGGAAAGATAGTTTTATCATGCCGAAGCCTTGCATGTTAAGGCATAACGGCACTGTCGCCTATTATCTAAATCCTAATGACTACACAAAAAAAGAAGATGGTTCTGCTTCCGATGTTTCTAATACTGCTTTTGATGGTGAGGCCATGATGGAGTGGGTACCTATTTTCATGAAGGTAGTCAACGATACAGCAACAAATAGGATCTATCTTTATTTTTCCGACAATAAAGAGGATAACAGTTATGAATGCTACTCAGCTTTAAAGTCTGATGGCACCTATGCTGAGCATTTCTACACGCCGATTTATGAAGGCTCTATCATCGATAATAAAATGCGTTCTTTGTCTACCAATGCAAAGCCTACTGTAAGTACTACAATGGACAGTGAAAGAACAGCAGCAAAGGCTAATGGTACTGGATGGGATATTACTTGCTGGGCTGATGAGGACCTGCTTAGGTGTCTTGGTATTTTAGTTACTGGCCGTCTTAACAGTGAAATTGCCATAGGTAATCATTGCGGAGAAAGTAGTAATTCACTAACTCATAATTGTGGCAGTGCGAACAAAAAGGGTATGTTCTTTGGTCATTCTACCACATCAGCTTATGCTACTAAATATTTTGGCATGGAAAACTGGTGGGGGCACCGCTGGAGAAGATGCACAGGACTTTTGGTTAATGATTACAAAGTGTATGTAAAAATGACAAAGCATACTCTTGACGGCAGCAAGGTTACAGATTACAGTACAACATCCATTAATGGCTACATTAACACAAGTATTACAGTACCAGGTGCCAACGGTTCATATATTAAAACTATTGCTGGAGCTAAGAATGCCGTAACAGTTCCTACCAATGTATCAGGAGCATCTGCCACTACTGGGTATTGTGACGGCATGTGGTCAAATTCTGGTCTCCGTGCTCCGATCTGTGGCGGTTCTGTGAACAACGGGTCTCTTTGTGGCCTGTTTGCTCTTTATGTGGGCGACGCTCCTTCGAACTCGCACTGGACCTACGGGGCCTCCCTCTCTTACAAAACTTTATAAGAGGGGTTTTAGGGGAGATTTCTCTCCCCTAATAATAATTAACGATTTACAACTTATATAATTTTTATATAGGGATTGCGTGGGCGATGGTCTCCGTGCTCCGATATGTGGCGGTAATGTGTACAACGGGTCTCTTTGTGGCCTGTTTGCTCTTAATGTGAACAACGCTCCTTCGAACTCGAACTGGAACTACGGGGCCTCCCATTCTTATAGATTTCAATTCATTATTAATGCTCACGCTTTTCCTCACGTTTTAGGGAAAATTCGCCGACATAAAGCATGGGTTAGTAAGGGCAAAACCATAATATCCATGAGGCTATAAGAGAGATTTACTATGAATACAGTAAACGGATTATTTGAAGAAATATCAAGCAAAGAAAATATTCTGCTGGCTATCCATAATGCAGCTAAGGGTAAAAATCACAAACATGCTGTAAAGGAAGCTAAGAAAAATTCATCTGAAATAGCAGAAATACTTTCTAAACAATTAAGAGCAGGCACATGGAGACCTTGTGAAATTCACAAAATCAAGGTTATAAATGATGGCATTACTCTTAAAAAGAGAGAAATTGTATGTCCTCAATTTGTCAAAGAACAAGTTGTTCATCATGCTGTCATGCAGGTATTAAAGCCTGTTTTAATGAAAAAGTTTTATAGATATTCTTGCGCCAGCATACCGAATAGAGGTGTTGAATATGCGTTGTCTTATATCAAAAAAGTGGTGAAAGATTATAAAAATACTAAGTATTTTACACTGATTGACATAAAACAATTTTTCAATAGTATTCGCCCGCCAAAAGTATTTCACCAGCTCAGAAGAATGATTAGAGACAAGAAGACACTTATGATTCTTGTCTATATACTCCGGGCTAATAAGGTGAAGATAGGTAATGAAATCAAAAAGAGAGGTACACCCATAGGATTTTATACAAGTCCTTGGTTTGCAAATATTCTTTTGACACCGCTGGATTATCTTATTAAAGAAGATATAAAATATTATGTCAGGTATAATGACGATATGCTTCTGTTTTCATCTAACAAAAGAAAATTGAGAAAGACCATTCAGAGAATTATTCTTTATCTCCAAAAGATAGGCTTACAGGTAAAAGCGCCACCTCAGATACATTGCTTTAATAAAGTGAAAATAAATTATATAGGAGCAACTATTTCTAGAGATAAGATAGTGTTAAAACCAAATGTTTTTCTGAAAGCTAAAAGGGCAGCTAATAGAATAAGCAAGAAAAATACAATAACCATTTATGATGCTCAAAGAATGATTTCTTATGCAGGCAGATTTAGACATTATAATGTCTATAAGGCTTACATGAAATACATAGAAAGCAAAGTGCGTCATAAGGTATGTAGAAAAATAATCAGCGAAAGGAGTAAAAGATATGTGGATAAAGTCGAGTTCAAACGAAAAACCATTAGAGGTGCAGGAAGTAGCTCATAATCGTTATCTTCTTCATCGCAACATCAAAGAAGTAACTAAGAACGATATTGAGGGCAAAGAGTATACTGCATATGAGTATGAAGAAATGCTAGTATCGCCAGTAGAAAAAGAGATTATGTCTGAAACCAATATTAACGGAAAGCATATCGATGATGTTGAAACCGCTACAATTGAATTAGGTGAATGTATAAACAACGATGCAACTTCTGTTTCAGATTTGGAAACTGCAATTATTGAGTTAGCTGAAATTATTAACAAGGGGTGATATACTATGGCTAAATTATATGTAAAACGTATTAAGGCGGGTATGATGACTATTGAGCAGGTACCATCTCTTTGGCGAGCTCAGGTGGAGGAAATGTTAAAGGCTGACCCTGAATATCAGGGGTGAGCTTCGTGGATAGCGAAAAGTTTTTATATTGGGTAAATAAATACGAGAAAAAAACAGGAGTAAAGTTCGTGGCGGATAAACGTTACGGATTTTTCTTTCTGCCAGATAAAGGTTTTTGTGAAATAGCTACGCTGGAAAATATGGTGGTGGCTCGCTGTATGTGCGGCGATATTAAGTTCTGGCGTGAAAAGATTGAAGATTTAGCACATAAATTAAACTATGGTATGTGTGGCACATGGTGTATAAGAAGACAAATAAAGGCATACATACGACTTTTAGGCTATAAGATTATCAAGGAAGATGTTTGGTCTGATGGCAAAAGCCGATATGAATGCATTAATAATAACGGCGGTAAAGGGTGGGTATCACCGGCGTTCACAGATATAGAGAATGGTATTGAAGGTTATTTTGTTACCTGGGAACCATGAGGTGATATGAAATGAGGCTTAACTTTAAATTTGATTTACAGCTCTTTGGCGGTGGAGGTGGGACCACAGTCAATCAGCAAGCATATACTCCCTCGGCGTATGAATTACAATTACAAAAAGCTCAGGCAGATTATGCAGATGCAGTAGCTCCAAATAGTCTATGGCTCAATGATACTGCAAAGGGGATATTGCAAAATTCGTTAGGTGCAGTACAAGTTGATTTTAACAAACTTAATAATGTGGCCCAACAACAGATAGCAGGTGCTAATGCTGGCTACAATGCTTTGGCAAAGGGAGAATTGCCAACTGCTTATACGGACAATATGACTAAAGCTATTCAGTCATCCGTAAAAAACAGTTTTGGACAGGTTCTTAATGACGCAGCTAATAGAGGGGTAATTAATAGCTCTGTTACAAATCAAGGCTTAAATGACATTTCAAAGAATGCCAGTGACAGTGTTGCACAGAATTATCTTAATAATGTTAATGCGTTAGCTGGTATCTATGGAAATCAGATTGACAGTGCTACAAGTGGCATTACTACGGCTGCTGCTGCACAGGAAGCTGCACAGACTCCGGCAATTAATCTTTGGAATGCTTCACTAGGTCTTAATGGTGCTGGAACTTCTGCATTAGCGGCGGCAGCAGGAAAGGGAACTTCTACCAGCACAACCAAAACGTCAGGTGGCGGTGGCTTGCTTAGTGGATTGATGGGAGGTCTCCTGTAATGATTAGTACAGTAAGAGGTTTTCTAGGTTCCGAAATGGAGCGAAACGATCCTAGGTATTTGCAGTTCATG